GGTTACGGCTATGACGACAAGGGCCGCATGATTGCCAGAGTGCTGACAAAAGACGGCAGAGATGCAGGTACTGTGGTTGCTGAAGAAGGCTACGCTATCATGACTGACATTAGCGAGCTTGAGAGTTACCCAACAAAAGCTGAAGATATGGACGCTGTTGCACCATCGGTGTACAGAGAACGCAACAAATAACACATAGGGCTACTTATTATGATTAGAAAAGGACTAGACATGTATGCTGGGCATAGTAAGCCTAAAGGCCTATATGCAAACATTGCTGCAAAACGTGAACGTATAGCCGAAGGATCTGGCGAGAAGATGCGCAGACCTGGTGCTAAAGGTGCACCTACTGCTTCAGACTTCAGAGACGCTGCTAAGACTGCGAGGAAACCATAATGATTAAGAAAGGATTAGAAACATTCGCAGGGCATAATAAACCTAAGCGTACTCCTAACCATCCCACCAAGAGCCATGCTGTTCTTGCCCTAGACGGCAATGTTGAGAAGCTTATTAGATTTGGTCAGCAGGGCGTGTCTGGCTCTCCTAAAAAAGAAGGTGAGTCTGAGTCTTATAGAAAGCGTAGAGAGAGCTTTAAGGCTCGTCATGCTAAGAACATTAACAAGGGTAAGCTATCTGCTGCGTACTGGGCTGATAAGGTCAAGTGGTAAGACATTAAACAAAGGAATAGAAACGTATGGCAAACAAACTAATTAGTGAACTGGATGCTAAGACTACAGACGCATCTGGAAATTTACTACCCCTGTACCAGATTGGTGATAACACTACTCGTAAAATGACGTGGGCCCAGTTTGCTGCGTGGCAAGCTACGTACATGATTGATAACAGCCTTATTTCGGCTGGTGGTGGTGACTTCTTTAAGAACGGCTCTGTTGCCGCTACCGCGGGCTTCACGTTCACATATGCTGCTGAGGATTCTGGTAGCCAGATCACTAATAACGCGTCTCCGACGTCTTCCAGGCTGCGCCTGAAGGGTTGGGACAACCTTATTGGCTACACGACTAACGCTGATGACGCTGTTGCTGGCACATATTTCACGTCTGACAAAGCTATCAACTTCTACAAGAAGGTGGGCGGTACTGTACACAACGTGGCTAGATTCACTCAGACGGACTTTTTTAGGCCCTACGCTAATAACTCAGGCCTGATGAGGGAGCCGAGAGTGTTCGTGCAATCTACAGAGCCAACAGCAGCACTAGCCGCCGAAGGCGATATCTGGATCTGGGGCTAAGCCGTGATAAAATTCAAGAAAGGGACTACATTTACTGACGTCACGACCTATAAGCGGTTCGTGGGCGGTGTTTGGCAGGACATTCTGACGGGCAAGCGCAAGAACTCAGGCGGCACGTGGACAACTTACTGGGATAGGGCTGGATTGAAGATTCAACGGCCACCAGAGGGCACCTACGCAGCTGCAGGGGGCTTTGTGGTCTACCCAAGCACTGCGGGCTCGAACGCTTATCTGCTTCGCTTCGCCTCTACTAATACGGCAACTGTCTCTGGTACATATGGGCCTTGGAAGATACCTAGTCAGACGTTTGTGTCTGGAAATACTGTCCAGATCTACGTGACTAAGGTGAACGGGGATATGGAAGCCCAGGCGTCAAGTGCTACTAATACTTGGCTGAATCTGTATCCTGGCTCGACTACCTATCAGTGGTGGGCAGAGAATTCGACTAGTGTACGTCGTGCTTTGTTCAAGTTTACTCTTAAAGACCAGGATAACCGTACTGTTGAATGGTGGGCTGACTGCACAAATAATGGCCCTACAGTGGTTTACTACTCTGACCCGACTCTTGGCGGTGGTGGTGACGAAGGTGATGGCGGTACTGAATACCCTCCTTCGGAAGGATTATAAGTAAATAAAAAGGGGCCCTAAAGGCCCCTTCTCTTATGCTTTGTATTTTCTTTGCAGCTCTGCACTAGCTCCAGGAACAGGCCTGTCGTCATGCAGCTTACCGATGCTCATAGCGTCCAGCATGATCGCTAGGCACGCCATAGCGTGAGCAGCGTGATGTACGCCCGAGTCAGAGGCTAAGTCCTCTCCATCCCAGAAAGCGTCCATATGGCGTTCCATAGCGGCTTTGTATACCGAGATGGATATGGGGAACTCTCGCCAGTTGTAGGGGCCGTATTTACGTGCTCCGTCAGCCAGAGCTTCTGCTAGGTAATGCTTAGCACTCGGTGGCACTAGGTGTAGTGGCACCTTTGTAACGCCGATAGCTGTTTTTGGGTTGTTGTCTGGGTAGCCGTTAGCTACCGGTGCTTCCGAATCCGCCTGTGCCACGGACTGTCTCCTTTACTGTTACATTCTCGAATCGATCGAAGTTGGTGATGACTAGTTGAGCAATCCTGTCTCCAGCATTTATCGGATAAGGGCTGTCTCCGTCATTCTTAAGTGCTACCATTATTTCTCCCTTGTAATCTGCGTCTATGACGCCTGTACCATTACGCAGAACGATGCCGTGGTTGATGCCTAGGCCCGATCTTGGGAAGATGAAGGCTACTTGGTGCGGTAGCAGGTCTAGTGTAATCCCTGTCGGCACTATTGCATAGTCGCTTGGCTCGATAAACACTAGGTTTTCGGGCACACAGGCTACTAGGTCTAGGCCAGCAGAGTGCTCTGTGCTGTATTGTAGCGCTTTAGCTTCGTCTCTGATTACGTTTACTGTTGCGTTTTTTCTCATAGTACTCCTTGTACTCCTGCTAGTTCTGGGAAATGCTTGAGCAGTTCTATTTTGCACATTTCAGCAATTTCACGGTGTTCTTTTTGGGTACCTGCTTCTGTGCGTAGTTGGATGTAGTGAATCCAGGAACGGATGCTGCCAGCCATGTACATGGTGGATTTGGTTAGACCCTCCGGTAGGAACACTCGAGCTTGTTCTTTGGCGATACCGCGTGCAATGGCCTCGTCGTAGAACGCGATAGCCGTGTCTTGCATGTCGTCTTGGGCGTTGTTGAACCAGGCGATGTTATCGTCGCTAGCGCCTTCTAGCGATGCTTGACGATTGGTCGGGTGCTGTAGACGACATTGACGGTTGATATAGTCAGCGGCTACAACCTCAGCATAGCGCTGAGAGAATTCTTGAAAGGCGAAGCTGCGGTGACGCAGGATCTGACGTGCGATGTCCCTAGTAGTGACAATCTCTAGAGTCATGTGAGCCATCTCAAATGGCGACCAGTGGGCGTTCTGAGCCAGATAAGCTAGGAGCCGCGGAGCGGTCTCTGTGTTGGCCTGATTGGCTGGATTAGAGACTCTGGCAGCGTAAGCGACCAAGTCACCGGGAGTTGCGATATCGTCAATGACGGGTTTGCTGACTGCTATTGTTTTAACTGATTGCATTTGATTTCCTTAAGTAGGCCCCGCCCATTGCTGAGCGGGGCTTTTTTACTTAGCGCGAGGTTAGTTTGGTCCTTGCCCAGATGCTGTATCTGGTGGTTAGACCTTTTGTGGTGGTTGTCGAGCGTTTTAGAACTTTCATGCCTTTACGTTTGAGATCGAACAGCATGGCACGGACGTTCGGGACGTCAAAGCGCGATGCGATTTCTTTCGAAGTCAGGGCTTTTTGGGTGAGGGCAGCTGCCACGCGGGCGGTTTTGGTTGCTTTCTTTTTCATGTTACTTGGTTCCTTTATAGTGAGACGACTCGTGCAGACGTCGGTGTGGGGGTGAATACCTTAGCAGATCTGCTCCATTTACCGCAGTCTTGGCATTGGTATCGTTGGTATTTGCCAGCAGCTGTTGTTGCGTAGCCTCTGTGCTGCAGCTTGGAACTGCCGCAGTTAGGACATACGTGCGAGCCGCTGTGGTGGCTTTGGTTAGGATGATTTGGTATCCAGGGGAGGATTTTGTCATAGACTCTTTCCAGAAGAACTGTGTCGTGGATGTTGTAGGTCTTCATTTCGTGTTGAGCTGACGGATCACCGTTCATTACATCGATCCACATCTGGAATCCAGCATGTGTGATCTTTTGACCCAGTCCTAATTGTTGAGCTACGTGGTCTAGCTTGTTGCTAGCAAAACGAAACTTACGCTTAACTACTGGGTAAAGGTCAACACTTTTGTACGGAGCTGGCGGTTTGAATCCGTTGAGCAGAAACTCTTTGTTGAGTGTCGGCAGATCGAATCTGTTACCGTTGTATGTGATGATGATGTCTGCGTCTTCCATGACGCGGTGCAGCTCTTCCAACATTCCCATTTCACCATCTTCCCACTCTCCTGCGAAGTGAGTATGCTTTTCTCCGAGCCACTTGTATGAGGCGCAGAGAACTCTTCCTGTTTCTTGGATTTGGGCTAGGTTAATTGTCTGTTTGAATAGGCCCCATACATAAGCGCTGTGTGGGGATGTTTCAATATCCAGTAGTAGGATTTTCATTTTAGTTTTCTTCTGGGTCTTTCCAAACGTTGTGAACGTCAGGGCAGTAGGACTCTTCAAGAGTTGCCATGACTGTCACTAGTTCAGCGGTTGAGTCAGTTTCGAAGTCTTTAGCGGCTTCGTACGCGATTTCCATTGTCGACGGCATCCTTGCCTCCTTAGTTGACTAGTTTTAGGTTGGGTTTTGCTTTAACTGGAGCTACTTCGTCCATGTTACTCATCAGGTGATGAGCTAGCTCTTCGATTAGCAGAAAGCTCTGCGGCACTTCGATGTACTCTTCCGGGTCTCCGTCGAAGAAGTCAGCTGGGACTTTATCTACTCGGACGGTAAGTTCGTCACTTCCTCCAATCGACGAGATTGTGATAGAGGCTGTGTACTCTTTGCCCTCGATGAGAGGGACTGCTTTTGTGTTTTTTGACATTCTTTTTTCTTTTCCTTTTTTATTGGTTTGTTTTTGCGTTTTGGATTAGGTACCGTCCACTCTTGGGGAATTGTCCCCGCGGTGGTAATGTGGTAATCTATCCCGCGTTTCTCACACCAGTCGCTATATCGTGTCTTGCTGCTCTTATTGATACGATTATCGCTCATGAACAGCATTCTGATGTCTAGATCAGGGTTTTGTTCGATTACGTAAGCCATTTTTTGTCGTGACTTAGCGTCGAAGTTACCCTTTACCTCTATGAACACGCCGTTGTCAAGCATGAAGTCTGGGACGTACCTATGCTTGGTTTCCGGAACTGTGTATCTGATGGTCTCTTCTTCGTACTTGTAATGTACTTGATGCTCATCTAGGTAAGCGGCTACTTTTTTCTCGAAGCCGCTGCGTAGTGTGTAGCTCTTATGTACTTTCTTCCATCGAGACCGGGCCATTCATCAATTCTTTGAAGTTTTGGATGTACGGGCAGTCTTCTTGGTCAATGCGACGGATCCAGAGGAGTTTAGCGACTTCTTCTGCCGCGGCTTCCCAGCTTTCGCCGTATTGCTTTTTGTAGTAGCTGTTGATTGTTTCGATAGCCTTGGTTTCTTCACAGCCTTTTGGGATGAGTTTGTCCGCGGTTTTAGGACCAATACCTCGGATGCCGGGGATATTGTCTGTACTATCGCCAGTAAGCATCTGTCGAAGAAACGTAAGATTCGCTTCAGCAAGTTTAACATCGTAAAACTCTCCTTTAACGAAATTGAAGTGATATCCAGGAATCATGTTAAGATCCTTGTCAATGGAGCAGATTACCGTGGACTTGTCGTTGTGGCTGAATTGTAGTTGTCCGACAGCATCGTCAGCCTCGACGCCATCTATGATGGAAGCTCCCCATATCTCGACCATGTATTCACGCAGTTCTTCGTAGTACTTGGGCTTTTTTGCATCCTTGCGATTTCCTTTGTACTCTTTAATAGTGGCTACTTCCTTCCTGAAGTTATCTTTTCCAGAAAGGAAGAGCCAATACTGCGTAGCTTCCCCAAAGGCTGTCTCAGTGATTGCTTTTATCTGGTTATCTACCAGATGCAGCGCCCAGCTGAGATAGTCTTGGGTTTCCCATGATTCGGGAGCCTCCCGTTTGGCCTGAGCATCTGCAGCGAATCCCAGTCGGTAGACTAGGATATCGCCGTCGATGATAGGCTTCAGAGCGGGTTTTATTTTCATGTGTTACTCTGGTTGTGTGTCATCGTACTCGTCATATTCAAACACATGGCGGGTCCAGTTGGTCCTCTCTCGGGTATACGGTTGATGTACCGGGTGTTCCCTTTCGTGAGGTTTTACTGTTTCCTTGGTGCGTCTGTCGTGAGTTTTCCGATCTCTGTACTCTTTGGTAGGTTCCATATTATTTGATGGGACATGCCCCAGTAGCACATTCTTCGTCAGCTTCAAAAGTAATATCTCCGTTAACAGAAGTGATTAGCGTTGAATTGGCGACCATTTCGTTGTATAGCTCTTTGTTGATTTCTTCGTACGGAGCTTGGTCGAATCCATGACCACTGTGACGTAGGAACGACAACGATTTGAAGTTTGTGTTGTAGTTCGCAGTCAAGTACTCTCTAATAGCCGGTAGTTCTTCGTCTCGGTAGTACACTGTGCAGCTGACTGCGTTGTCGCTCCAGACAGTCTGTAGCCACTTCACGTATTCTAGTTGGTCTAGAGCTGTTGTGTCGTTAGCTAGGACTGCGTTATCTGGATAGCGGAACGGGAATTCAACTACCATAGTACCACGCTCATCAGTACCGTCGAAGTTTCGTACGTACTCTACCTTGTACCCGTGATTGCGGCACACTTCCACTAGCGGTGAGTTGCTAGCAATACGAATGCGGCGAATCATGTAACGTGCGTAGCCAGGGTGGATGCCCGGAGTTACGCCTGGTAGTAGGCTTAGGGTTCCAGAAGGCTTACACGTAGTTAGTTTGATGCTGGTGGGCCAGCCTTTGACTTCTGAGTAGATTCTGTCATACTTGCGTAGATGCTCGTATGTTTCCTCTAGCCAGCTGCGTTGTTCTTCTGTAGCCTGGAGTACGCCTGTCACACCGATGCCCATGCGCATGTTTTTATGCACAATAGCCTCGGTTTCTGGGTGGTGAGACGGTAGTCGTAGGCTATGCTTGTTGATGCGGTATAGCAGCGTCGCAATGTCTTTGAGTTCTTCTTTGGACTCGATATTGCATAGATAGATCTCTGCTAGGCAGCAAGTTTCATAGTCTTCGAGCGATTGCTCAGCACAAGGATTGAAGCCATTGACTTTGGGGTCTTTGTACTTGGTCTCGCCTGTGCGTCCGAAGGCTCTGGCGGTTTTGAGGTTAATTAGGCCGTACGGTTCGCCGTTGTTTTTGTAGCCTTCCCAGAACTCTTCCGGCAGCGTACTGAAGTCATTACATACAACTGAGTTGTTAGACATTGCGCGCCAGTTAGGCACGTTGCCCAGGTCCCAGCGTTTAGCACGCAGGTACTGGATGTCGTCACTGTCACCTAGTGCAATGATTGCCGAGCGTCTTACGTTGCCAGCAACCACAATGGAACCGACGATATTGATTATGTCGAGGCAGTCGATTGGGCGGAGTTGCTTTCCTCGCCTTCCCTCAATGATTCCTCCAATATTTCGAATTCCCTGGACAAGATCTTCAGGACCACTTGCGACTCCGCCAAAGCCATTAATAGGAGCTCCTTTGCTTCGGATGAGTTGTGTACTGAAACTGAATGTAGCTTGACTGCTGTCTTCAAAAGCAGATCGCAACGTGTGTTCAAGTAGTTTGACCCACCCCTCCCGCGTATCGGGAACAATGAAGTCTGCACTTGCGTTATCGAGTCTTGAAGGCGTAGCAAAAGCCTCTCGTACTGGTGGTAGTTTATAGACATATTCTCGTTGTATGTTGATGCCTACGCCTGAACCTAGCATGAGCATGTCGAACGCCCATGTGAACGGCCTGATAGGCTTGTCGATTGTGGTAAAGGCACAGTTTTGAAGAGAGGCTAGACCGTGTTTGTCTACTGTGGTAGTACCTAACTGCCAGAGGAACCGGCCAGCGACCGATCCCTTGAGGCTGTTAAAGTAATGATAGAGTCTTTCTTCTTCTTCTGGAGTGAATCCGCAGCTGAGTTGTTCTTGTGCTGCTTTGATTACTCTTGTTATTGTGTCATTCCATTCTTCTGTAGGACTGTCAGGATTGTCTGCGATTAGACGTCGTGCATAGGTACGTTTGTAGGTCAGATAGCCGACCGAGCTCCACGGTGTTACTCGTTGCGGAGCTATTACCATCTGTTATCCTCTTCGTCGTCAGCGTCACTGTCTGCGTCACTGGTTGCTGGTTCGTCTTTCTCGACGACTGGGAACTCAGAGCCAGTGGACTCGAAGTAGAACTTGGAACGGTAGTGGTTGAGCATGGCCTCGAGCGTCTTGAGACGGTCAGCAGGTTTAGCCGTTTTGGAAACAGGAAGTGCGTCCGCAGATTGCAGAACTTGCATGAAAGCTACAGCGGAGTTAAGGGCTGATTGCTTTGCAATTACAGTCTGTTTGGGATCTTCGTAGTTACCGCGTGCGGGCGCGCCAGCTGCAGGTGGAGCAGATGGAGCAGTAGCACCGCCAGCGATTACTTGCAGACTTTTTGTATCCATGTTTGCGTATTGGCCGTTGTAAGTCACGTTGAATGTGACGTTATCACCGACTTTGCACTTGGGCGGGTATTTACCGATACCGTAGCTTGTGCCGTTGACACGGGCACTGTACATTTGACCGAACTTGGTCTCTCGGGCGTCGATACTCTGGACGATGCCAGATACAGTATTACTCAATGTGTTTCTCCTTGGTGGTACTAGCATTGTAAATGGCTGCTAGATTGGCCTTTGCCTGGTGCAATGTTTGTTTAACGGTCCCAACGCTAACTTCCATTGCTTCGGCAATTTCTCTGTATGTCTTGTCGTCTAACTTCATCTCTAGGGCTAGCTGTTGTCTTTCTGGTAGCTGGGCTTGTAGGTACTCTAGTAGTGCTACCTCTAGCTCTCTTGTGTACTCTTCGTCTGGCTGCATTGGGCTTCTGTCTATTAGTTCATCGTCTGTGATGGCTGTTAGTTCTGCTTGGCTAGTCCATAGGTCATGTTCGCCAAGACCTCTGTTTTCTTCTCGAAGGGTATCTCTGAGATGGTTCATGATTGCGGATCGGCATACTTTGATGATGTATGTAGTTACGCCGTAGTCGTTTAGTTTATTGATATCCGCGGCTTTCAGCATTTCTAGACTGCGTAGTAGCGAGTCTTGTAGTTCGTCTTCGGCAGGTGATCTGTTTTTGAAGAACTTGTGGGCCCGCATTGCGCTGTCTAGATCTACTGAGAGTTTGTGTACGAAGTCGATTGCGACACCGTCTTTTAGTTTGTATCTGGTGTTTAGTAATTTCCAGACTGCGTTTTTGTCGGCACCAGATTGGTAGTCTAGTAGCAACTGTTTGCGTACTGCATTCAGTTCCTCGATGGTAGCACATTCTTTGGATAGTAGTGGGAGTCCGTACATTTTTCTTGCCAGTCGTAAGGCTGACTGTTTTTTTATTTCGTAAATGATAGGATCCTCGTCGTCCCACGGTTTGTAGTTGTGGTAAGTCATTGTTTTTTAGTGAATTCTCCGTTTGGTAGCACCGAGTAGACTGTTTCTTCTTTTGTAACTCCCCAGTTTCTTGACATTTTGATGCCCACGCCTAGCGGTGTTTCGAAGGAGTAGCCGTAGACTTGCTTGAGATGATTGAAAACATCAGTAGTCAAGCACTGCTTGGACAGTTCCTCGAACTCCGTCTCGTAGCCTTTCTTGATGCGGGTTACGATTGAGTCGTGGATAGTATTAAGAATATGGATAGGGAGATCTTTGCTTCTGTACCAGAAGTATGATAGTGCGATTGGGATAATTTCTCCAGTAGCGAATGACTGGATAGGATAGTTGTGTACTTCGGTAGATACGTTGATGTATCCGTTTTTGTCCATAGAGGCGTTAGGCCAGTAGAAGACCATACCCCACGGGAGTCGTACACGCTTGTTGCTGGCTGCTTGTAGGCACCAGGCACGTTGCGTGCTGGATATGCCTTTGTACTTTTCTTTGAAGAATGCAGCGTAAGCTTTCTGGGCTGGAGTCTTGCCCATGCCTCCGTATAGAGGCGCGAAGGTTGATGCTTTGGCTTGCTGACGAGTAGTTGGCTCACCTGCATCGCTCAGAACCTGTGCGGTTACTGAGTGGATGTCACTGCCGTTACGAATCTCGTTGTCGGCAATCTCGTCTTTACAGACGTCAGCAGCTACTCTGAACTCGAGTTGAGCTCCGTCGCATTCTCCGATTAGCCAGTCATCGTCACCTGCCCAGAATAGACGTTTGTAGTCTCTGGGTAGATTCTGAAACTGAACTGACTTGCTCTTCTTTTCGTTCTTGAAGAGAGTAGGAATGCCAGCTGAAGACAGTCTGTGCGTTACAGTAACGCCCTGTTGGAACTTGGCTTTGAAGTTACCGTCGTTTTCTAGTACTGTACGATAGAAGAATTCTAGGTTTTTGCTGATTAGGGAATCAGCTTTGTTGAACTCGCGGTACAGTGTTAGAAAAGCTGCTTGGTCTTCGGTAGTTGCTTCCAGTTTAGATAGAGTTACCGAGTCTGTGAGTCTGCTACCACCTGCTGTTCTGACAGGCTTGCCTTTGAATTGCAGCTCTTTGAACTGCAGTGTGTCGTACAGGTAGGTAGCTACTTGGACTGGAGATGCGAGATTGATGTCGTTAGTTAGACTGATCAACTCTTGTGCGAGATAGTTACGACGACGCTTGGTCGATTCGTACTCTTTGGTGACGGCTTCTGCGTCTAGGGTCATGCCTTCAAACTCGACGTCAGCCAGGACTAGCGTTGCTAGGTTTCTGGTATGGGCGATGTGCAGTATCTTGTTGCGTTTGAGTAGTACTGTTTGTTTGAGGAATATTTTGTAGGCTAGCGTTACGTCTTGCCAGCAGTAGGTTAGTAGCCAGTCTTTTGGGATCTCTGACGGACATACGCCTGATTTGATTAGGGTAGAGACTAAGTCTTCTTTGGTACCCAGTTTGTACTTTTTAGCCAGTGCGTTGAGCTGTAGTGGTAACTTTCTGTTACCGTTGAGGACCCACTCAGCTAGCATTGTGCAGTAGACCATGATTCTGCGTAGGTCTACACCGCATCGTTTTAGATAACCTGCCTCGAACTTGGCGTTGTGGGCTACGATGAAGTCCACTTTGTAGCAGTCTTCGACTAGTTCGTGTTGCTCGTACTCGTTGCCGAAGCAGTGCTTTCTTTCTACTGTTCCGTTAGGATGTACGAGGTACCAGCAAGCTAGTACGATTGAATTGTTGTCATTCACTGCACTGGCGTCTAGTTGATCGAGAGTCGTCTCGAAGTCTAGAACCATGAATGTGTTGCGGTTTTGCTTTAGGTATATGTCTGGGCGTAGGACGAAGTCAGGAACTGTCTGGTTCGAAGCTGACATTATTCTCCTTTAGTAGTTTTTCTAAGTACTTGATTCTGCTTTCTGCTTTAAGCGCGCGGCTTCTCCACATGTCCAGGATTTTGTTGACAAAGTTGTTATTCACTTGTGTTCTCCGTAGAATAGATGTTTGCCGCGGATGATTAGTAGCTTCATTTTGCGTGCCCAGGAGGGTTTGACGCTGGTATTGTGGAAGTACAGTATGTCTTGGTTGAGATTACTTGCGTTTTCTAGTGCTTTGCGCGTAGCTTTCTTGGAAGCGTAAGAGGGTGTGGATACTTTGTTTATTCCCGTGAATTGGTGTTTTTGGTATACCACTTTGCATGGTGTATTTGGGAACTTTGGGTGATTGCTTCTGTTGAGGATTACTGCCACTACAAGATCCGGCCCGTTAGCAACTCCTCGTGTTTCAGAGTGCACTGCTTTTTCGATACACTGTATCTCTGTAGGAGGCAGATCTATCATACGTCGTACATCCTGCTTACGTCTTTACGGACTTTTACGGGGAAGTTTTCGTGTTTACCTGTGCGTTTGTTCTTGACGATGGACATAATACGTAGCCCTTCTTCGTCTAGCTGCTTGTCAACACCGATGCCTACCTGTACGTCTAGGGCACCTTGGATGCCTGTTTTGCTGTTGTAGACGTCGTTCATGTCCAGAATCTGCTTGTTTTCAGCGCTGTCACCTGCCTGACATAGGCTGACCGCTAGCAGATTGTACTTTTTACCCATCTTACGCATGAACTTGGCAGCGTCTTCGAGCTCGTTGGTCCTGGAATCTTGGTATCCGCCCATGTTTAGGTTAGAGATTTGGTCAACTACCAGGAATTCGGGCCTGTATCGCTCTACAAGGGCTTCAATCTGCTTTGGGGTACCAGGAGCTAGGGAAACGATTGTAAGGCGATTTAGGCCCTTTTCTAGGGCAATCTGCTTGTACCGGTCGAAGTCGGCTAGGACTACGTCTTGTGAGGTCTCGGTCATGTTACATATGAACCTGAGCCAGTAGGAGCTGGTTGGGTCTTCGTTGATGACCATTAGACCGCTGAGTCCCTGCATTAGGAACCCTGCAATGTTGGTAATAGCTGTTAGGGATTTGGCTGAGTTGGGTCTGCCAAAGAATAGAACGTGATTACCAGGGATTACCCCGCCCCCGACTCGCTTGTTTAGGGCATTTGGTCGAAGTTTGATCATGTTTTCTTTGGAGAACGTGGATGTGACCATGTCTACTGCGTCTTCGATGGTTGTGATTTCCATGTCCTTGTCGACAGGGTCATCTACAGCTTCTTTTGTCTGCAGTTCTGATAGTTCTGAGAGCAGTTGCTGCTCTGCTAGTGGGTCACCGTTGACTAGAGCTACTGCAAGTTTATCTTTTACCGTCTTGATCTGTGCCTGGAGCAACATGTGCTTTACGTTTGGCACGCTGACGTCAACTTGCTTGCTTTTGACAGTGTTGAAGTACTCTGATAGAGTTTGTTGGTGTTTCTCTGCTCGTACTGTTTCCATCAGACAACTGAGTACGATGCTAGTGTCGCATTGTTGAGCAGTGACGTCGCGCGAGTAGAACTTTTTAATCTCGACAAAGACCAACTGGGCCATTTTGTCTGTTTTCTTGAACATCGGAGAGCCATATTGGTCAACGAGTTCGAAAGCCTCTCTGCTAGCTAGGCTCGCTGCTAGTAATGTAGTCAGCAAATAGCGTTCTCCTTTCTTCGATAGTCATATTCTTGATGTCTTTGGATAGTGGTAGTAGTTTAGCATTCTTAATCTTGCCTTTGGCTACTATTTCTGTCGCTGTGCCGATAGCGTCGTTGTCTAGGGCTATTAAGACTGTTGTGTAGTTGACGCTGTTGATGTCCTCGACCATTGAGTCTGTGATGTGTGTGCCTAGTAAGGCTGCAGCATCTAGACCTTCTTGTCGTGTGGCAATGGCTGAGAGCAGATCTTCTGTGATTACCAGTGTACTGCCCGGCCAGAACCCTTTCATGTACCATGCCACTCCTCCGTATTCCCCACACATCGTGAGTGATTTGGGGGTTTGTTCTTTGAGCATGTCTTTTAGGTCGTATCCCTCTAGGTCCAGGTATTTGGAAAAGATTGGAATAGCGATACGGCCTTTGCCCTCTGGGCTGTACGTCGTTGTGTAGCGTGTGAAAGCTTTACGTAGATCGATGTTGAAGCGGGAGGCGGCGAGCTCTTGTAGCGCATCTGGGACGGGGTCTTTATGTACCTTCATGAAGGTCTCAAGACGCATCAGCTTTGGTGACTTAGGCTGTTTCTCTGGTTTAGGTAGTGCGGTACCTTTGCCAGCGGCACTAGACCCTTTTATCTTACAGCTGTCTCTGAAGCAGATCCACAAGACTCTGCCATCGTCCTTTTTAGTGATGCTGCACGACTTTTCAGCGGAACTGCCGCCTCCGCATTCTGGACAGACAACAGTGACTGTTTCTCCGGATTGCAGGTTAGCTGCTTCTAGTAAAATCTCTGTTCTTGTCTGTTTAGATGTGGCCATTAGTAAGGTAGTGAGTATCCTGCTGGGGCTAGTGTTAGTATTCCGTTACTTAGTTGGCCCGCGGTTGGGGGCAGTCCGATGAAGTATCCGTCTTCTTGCATGCCTTTGACTGTTATTTCGATTTCGTTATAACGCATGAGATTGGCTGCTTGTGTGGCGCTTGTGCAGCGTACTACGATTGCGTCGTTATTGCCTACTGGTGCGTAAGGATTGGCGTTAGATATCACGTCTAGGTAGACATTGAAGTTGTCTGTGTCTTTGTATATTGGCACTGCTCTGGCAGTTACTTCGTGTTCTCCTGTCCAGTTAAACAGTGCATCAGTTTCTTCTTGGGATAGTCCGTTGATAGAGCGGCTGCATCTAGTAGTCGTTGTTAGTGGAGTGACAGTCGTGAGCGAGCTGAAGTCCGTGAGGGTGTTTGCACGGGCTTGTCTTTCGATCTCCTTGACTTCGCTGATAATGCGCGGTCTACGATTGTCCGTGACGTTGCTGTAGCTGTACGTTTTCGTTTGCCGAGGAATCACCTTTTTGATAGGTGTTTTTGTGAACTGTCTGACGTCGTGTAGCGGGAAAGCGTAAGTCTGGTGTGTTTCTGCTTCGTAAATTGCATCGTCTTCTAGTTCTAGTTTGTTACGCTCGGCAAGCCAGCTGAGCATTCCAGCTTCTGAACAGATGAGCACGACTGACTTGTCTTTTACGAACGCATAGTGCAGTGGGCGTTCGCCGTTGGTGGCCATGTGGGTGATTTGACTTTCCATATCAGTCCAGATGATAGACCAGGCACCGTATAGATCGTCAAGGCCCTGAGCGCCGTTATCGTTGATGCGGGCGGCTAGGGCTTCGGTGTCAGTACTGAACTTTTTCTTGTCCCAGTCTTCGATCGTGCCGTTGTGCACTAGAGCAAAATCGTCTTCTCCGTTGCTGTTTTCGTGGATGAAAGGATGAGCATTGGCGTTGTTGATTTTACCAGTCGTTGCTTTTCTGTTGTGGACTACTGTTACGTAAGACACGTCTGCATCTGCTAGTAGTTCTGCAGCTTTTGGCATGCTGATGAAGGTGCTGCCGTCTACTGCTTTCTTGTAAGATTGCAGTTCTAGATTGCCGTTGATCTGGTACATGCCTGTGGAATCTGCTCCACGAAGCTGAGTCACGATGGTAGCGTCTGTGATGAACTTATCTAGTCCTGAGACAATATTACTTTCGCTGTTAAGTACTGCTGTTAATCCGCACATTAGTTAGTTTCCTTATTAAAAGAGTGGAGGCATTACGCCTGTTCTTACGTACTCCTGGTAGACTGAGTTTCCTGCAG